GTGATTGTTTTAAAGTAATTACAGATAAGGAAAATGAATATATTTGTAATCAAATATTCTTTGAAAAAACTATGATAATAAATGGTAGAAGGTATACTCCAGATGCAACTGTTTTAACATCTTGTGGTAACACAATTCATTTTGAGTATAATTATAGCAATAAGAAAAAAGTTAAGGATTACATTGATATTTGGAAAGAATTAAACAATATTATTATTGAAGCAGATATGAACTCCATATTAAGTGTATTTTCCGATTCAGTCCCTACTTTTAAAGCTTTATATTATGAAGGCAAATGTTTTAATTTAAATGATGAAGATAATTTTTATTACAAAACAATAGGAGAATATAAACTAACAAAACATGATAAAAATTATTTAGAGTCAAGAAAAGTTGAGATGGAAAATTTAGATCATCTATGGGAAGAGATAAGGAAGATAAAATACGAGAATAAAGATTATAGTGAAATTGGCAATTTTATTAGATCAATAACTTCTGATGAAGGTAGAAAAGTGGCTATCTCTATTTTATCCAGGGCAAGATGTGGTAATAGTATTTTAGGTAACTATGTAGCTTTTATAAAAACCAATATTGATAAACGTCTTAAACTTCTGAATTTAAAATATAACGGGTATTTAATTAAGTATGAAACTGAAGTCCCAAGACTTATCTACGATAGAATTTTTAATGGAGTTACAATCAAGTTTTACATTCCAGACAGTGGTTATAATTCAGATATTCCAGAAATTCATCAAACTTATAATTATACTTTTAAAGATGAGATATTGAGTGATACTTTTAGAAATAGAATAGATACGACTGTTGAAAAGTTGTTATCAACTCATAATTCATTACTAAAGATTTTAGACATATTTCAAAAGAATGATAAGATAATTAATTACAAATTAAATTATAAAGAAAATACTGATTATATTAATGCAATTTATTTTAAAGATTATAGAAATAAGTGTTTTGTTCTAAGTAAAGGTTATTATAGTAAAGGTTATTATAGTAAAGCAACTTTTCAAGAGCATAATACAAGTGTATTTAATAATTTAATTGACAATAATACAATATTTATTGGTTTGCATTATTTATCTGAAAATTTTTATATTGAGGAGACAAGTGATTCTTATAACTTTAATTTTGTTAATTCTAGAGATAAGTTTATTGAATATAAATTTAATAAACTTATTAAGCAAAAGACTTTAAACTTGTCATATTATTTTGTAGACAAATCTTTACCTAGATATGACTTTGTAAAAGTTACTTCTGAATTAAATGATTTGTTAGATAAAATTGAAGAAAATATAAAAGATGTTAAACGTAATTTTCATGCCACGGAATATTACACAAAAATATATAAAAGCGGAGAAAATATTCAAATCTCTGATTACGATATAGATAAAAAACTCAATCAATTATTATATCCAATCATTTATTTATCAGATAAATGCGTCTATGAAGAATTAAATATACAACTCAATAAAGATTTTACAAAAGGTTTAGTAGGAGATTTTAAATTATGGCTGATAAAAGACTTTATAGATATATTAGAGCGTGTAGGAGTAACTGATGTCAATAATATTAAATAAGGAGGATTAATCATTGATTAATAGACAATTTTATACATATAAATTCAAATCTTCTAGGTTAAAGGCATATAATTATAACATTGATATCACATTTGATAAAGCTAAAGAGGTGAAAGAGGTAATCGCTTTAGCTGATAATCAAATATTAAGAAGTATACGAGATATAAGAAAGAGAATAATTAAGCATGATAAATTAGAGAAGTTATTCAAAGAAAGAAATATTAGAAAGAAAAGAAACAATAGAAAAAACTCGAAAGAAAATTCAGATAGAATCTTACAGATACAAAACAAAATAAACAGAACTATGTTTATTCCAGATTATATTACAATAGTTATAGAACATCCTTCTCATTATAAGAAACTATACAAAGATGGGTTAACTATTAATGGTAAATTATATAGGAGGGCCAGTTGTTCTGCAGGTCAAGCAAGAGTTTCTACTGTTGTATTTTGTTGCACAGACATATTAGATGAATTAAAAGATAGATTAAATAATGGCAGAGATTTAGATAAAAAGAATGCACCTAGTAAGTTTAATTCATATTTTGGATTAGCTGGATCTTCTACATATTTAGTTAGTGAACCAAAATTTATTGTTGTTGAGGATTTTACTAATATTGATAAATTTAAAACAAATTATGTAATAGAGAAAGATTGGAATATTGATGATGATATAGAAATTCGTGAAATTGATATGGAAATGAATCGAACGGATGGGATGGGCATAATTAGTCCTAAACAAGCACAGGCATGGTCTAAGGAATTAGGATTAGATTGGACTCCGTCTCAGTGGTGCGTGAGACAGAATTTTTTGAAAGGAATGCTCTGTGTATTCGATATACATAAATTCTGTCAAGAAGTTAACAATGGTAATTATATAGTTGAAACTATATATAAGGATAGTGATGATAATTATATAAAAGCAGATTTAAGAGATTATGAGGTTATAATAACTGAATCTCAATTTAAGTTGTGGGACAGCTATCCTAACGTTAATACATATATTGATAATTATCATAAAAATAAGTTGTTTTGGGGAATATCTCAATATACTCCAAAACACGCAAAAGATATACTCAAGTTAAATTATCAATTTATCCAGACCTTAAACTTAAATCAAGATAACATTGAGAAATTAGCACAACAATTTGTTGATTGGATAAATGGCGTTTCCTATGATAATGTCTATTATATGTTATTATTCTTACTTGGTGTAAATAATAATGAATATAGCATTAAGGAGTATTTGAAAAGTAGTGATAATTATTGGATTAAAAGTCTAATTATTAATCATGACTTAAAACATGATAAATTTATTCTTACAAAAATAAAGGAATTAATTAAAATTAGAATTAAGAACGGGTGCATGGGGGATATATTTACAAATGGGAACTTCCAAGTATTAGTATACGATCCTTATGGTTTTATGCAACATGTTTGTGGATTAGAAGTTACTGGTTTACTTCAAAAAGGAGAATTTTATTCTAATTATTGGAATGAACGCAAGGTAAAAAAAGTAAATGGAATGAGATCGCCTTTAACTTATAGAAGTGAACACGTAATTATGGATTTAAGAAAAGATAAAGAAACAGAAAAATGGTATAAACATTGTAAACTAGGAATAATTTTGAATTATCACGGACACGAAGTGGTAAATTTTGGAGGAGCAGATGTAGATTATGATATTTTAGCCACCACCTCAAACCAAGAGATGATCAACGGGGTTTATAAAGATGAATTACCTGTTGTATACTCCCCTCCAAAACCTCAGAAAATATTACTTAAAGATGAAGATTTATATCATGCGGATACTTTTTCATTTGGTTCAATAATTGGATCAATTACTAATAAAAGCAGTAATGGATATGCCTTATTGCCAAGTATAGAAAAGAAATATGGTATAGAAAGTGATGAATATAAATTAATATTATCTAGATTAAAACAATGTTGTAAAGCACAGTCTGCACAAATAGACAAAGCCAAGATTGGGAGAGACGTTAAGGGGATACCTAAACTATGGATACATAAACAAGAAATAGAGAAGGATGATGATGGTAATATTATAGACTCTGAAGAAATTATTAAGGAAAAAGAGTTATATAATAAAGTCTTATTAAGTAAATATCCATATTTCTTTAAATATCTATACAAAAATACTGGTCGTAGATATAGAAAATATTGTGATGAAAATGAAATTACTTGCCATCAAAAATTTAAAATGTCATTTAGTAAATTAAAAGAATTGAAAAGATTGTCACTTGATCAAAAACAGTATATTAGTAATTTTTATAATTACATGCCATTGACTTATAGTGATAGTCCAATGAATTTATTGTGCAAATACATTGAAGGTATTAATTTTGAAATAAATTCTAAAATAAAAGCAACAAATATAGAAGATATAACAATTTATTATAAAAATGAAAATCATCCATATTCCGAAGAACAATACGATCAAATTATAGAAGTTATAAAAGAACATACAACTGGAATTAAATTTGATATGTTAAATCAAGTTGATGATGTAAATAATGACAATGATTATAGTGAAGATGATATTAGGGAATTTAAAGTAGATAACGATACTTTAGAGAATAAAATTAATAGTGTATGTAGTGATTCTTATTTGGTTACAAATGTTTTACTAGACTATTTTTATGTAAACAAACCAAGTTCTAATAAAGATATTTTATGGGGGGCGTATGGTAAATACATATATCAAAATGTTAAAGAAAAATGCTCTGGTAAAGTATTATTCCCGTTTCCCAATAAAAATGGGGATATTAAATACTTAGAAACTAATTATTCAGTAAAGGAGATTGATGTTAATGGAATATAAATATAATGAGTTGGCGTATGCAGAAGAAATATATAAAAATGGGTTTTTGACAAAATACTTTGCTACAGAATTAAGATTATTAGTTTTGTATTATAGAGATATATTGGACTTCAAACCCAAAGAACGTGAATTTAAGATATATGAATTTTGCAAAAGATATATTCCTAATTTTAGAAAGGAGAAATTTTATAAAACAATAAATAGAGCATTGAATACTGGAATGAAAAAGGAACAAAAACTTATTTCAATTATTGATATTGATATTTATAAAGCAGAACTTGATTATATTAATTCATTAGATACCAATCAGGAGTATAAGAAGGTAATGTTTACATTTTTAGTTCAATTAAGACTAAATAAAATGATTTTTGAATATAGGCATGATGGAGAAGAATATAATATGTCATATTTCAAAGGAGGTGTTAAGAAGTATAATAATATAAAAAAGATGTCTAATATATCAGTAAAAATACTTTTGAATGATGAAGTTATAAATTCCTTAGAAAAATTGGAATTGGTTACAATAGTTCATAAAGGAACAATTCTCTTGGATTATATTAAAAATTGTAAACAAGAAGGAGATATTGCATTTTCTATAACTGATTTTGATAATGTTGGTTATTATTTGGATTGGTATAATGAAGAGAATAATGTGATTCAATGTGAAAACGAAGGTTGTGATAGATTAATAAAGAAAACTAATAATAATAAAAAATATTGCCCAGAATGTGCAAAGATTGTACAACGAGAACAAAAACTTAATTGGTGGAACTCTACTAGAAAAGCTGAATTATCTTAGAACCCTACTCCTGTAATGGTTTAATAGATTATTTGTTTTTCTTAACTAATGATATATAAGTAAATGTAAGTATATCAATACTTTTAGGATATGTGGTCGATAATATCCTAATTGCAATTTTTTAAAAACAACAAAAATAACTCCAAACTAAAAGGAGCATCAAAAGCATAATTTGGAAAGAATCTCAAAAAATGAAATGACATACTTAATCAGTCGCAACATTCTCAAACAAACACATGGATCATATGGTGATAATCTAGTAGTAATAGGTAAATTTAGTAGCGGATTGCGTAAGCAGAGATATCTTACAGAACCATTATATAATTATCTTATTAGATTAAAGCAAACTGATAAAGATAAACAGAATATTGATGATGTAAAAGAAAATCAGAGGTATTTGTTTAGTAGTAATAGTGAACGTGTTTCATAAACAAAGTAAAATAAGGAGTAAGGGATTGATTTTTATTGCCCAGTAAAGTGTTCTGTGATACGAGCGTAATACTGAAAACAACCTTTTATCCTGAAAATTATCTTCGAGTAGCAACAAGTATAGTAACAATTGAAGAAATTGATGGGTTAAAATCTAAACCAGAAGTAGGATACCAAGCAAGAGATGCTACCAAAAAAATCAAAAATGCTACTAATGTAGATATAATAACGGAATATGATTTTTCATTTGAAAATAGATTCCTTTCACATAAAAATGATAACTTTATCCTTGGATTCGCCTATCAGGTATGGAAAGATGATAATGAATTTGTATTTTTGACAGATGATTTTAATTTATATCTCAAAGCAAAAGCATTTAATATTCCTTGTGATTTGTTTGAGTTTAAGGAAGAGGAATTAAATCATTACAATGGAATCAGAGAAGCTTGGTTAACAAATACTGAATATAAAAATTTATTAGAAAGTGAGGAAAATACACTAAATCTTTCTGTAAATGAGTATTTAATTATTAATAACACTACAAAAAATGAACAATATCTTTACATATGGAATGATGTATATTTTGAGGAGATTAAAAAAGTAAAACCAATTACTAATAAATATCTTAGCAATAAGGATGCAGTTGTTCCATTGGATATTTATCAAAAGGCATTTATTCATATGTTGCAAAATGATAATGTAAAAGTGATGATAACTGACAGTCACTATGGAGCTGGAAAAAGTTTTTTGATGTTACATTGGGCATTACAACAATTAGAAACAGGATACAAATATAATAAAATGTATTTTGTAAAGAGTGATTCACCTCCACGTAATAGGAGGGAATACCCTGCTATCCCAGGTGGAATTATGGACAAGAGTGAAGGATTGTTAGGGGTGTTGTGCGATACTACTTCCGAAGAGAATCTAAATGATTTTACAAGTAGAAATAGTAAAGTAGAGGTATTACCAATCCAATTTGCTAAGTCTAGAAGTTTAAGAAAATCAATTCTATTTATCACAGAATGTCAAGATTTTACACCTTCTGAAATGGAAAGATTACTTTCTAGAATTGGAGAAGACACCGTAGTTTTATTAGATGGGTCTACAAAGCAGATTGACAATAAATATTGTGGATATAGAAATGGATTAACAATTGCTAGTGAAAACTTTAAGAATAAAGCAATCTCTGCACAAGTTAATATGATTACTGATTTCAGAAGTGAAATTAGTAAAATGGTAAGTGAAATGGATTGGCATGATTAGGTAATGGTTTATTATGTTGTTTTTTTGGATATGTCATGTTGTGATAACACACCTCTATCCATCTTTTATATAAAATTAAAGGAGTGAAGATTATAATAATGAAGTTTGGTTAGTGTAAATTAGATATTAGTTAAATAAATTATAACAGATTAACAAAAAAAACACAGGTCTGGCATCAAAGATGTGCAGATACTATTAAAGAATAAAAGGGGAAATATTAAAACATGAATAAATTTGAATTGATCGCAGCCGTAGCAATTAAAGGTGAAATGTCCAAGAAGGATTCTGAAAAAGTTGTAACAGCAGTATTTGAAGTAATTGAAGAAACTCTTGCTCAAGGTGAAAAAGTATCTTTAGTTAATTTTGGTACATTTGAAGTAAAAGATAGAGCAGAACGACAAGGAAAAAATCCTAAAACTCAGGAAACGATTACTATTCCTGCAAAAAAAGCTCCTGCATTTAAGGCAGGTAAGGGATTAAAGGATAAAATTAAGCAATCGTAAAATTAAATAAATATTTGTGCTACTACAGTAAGTCCTTATATCCAATTGATATCATTGGGTATAAGGCAAAAGTAGCACATTGCATAAGTCTGGATGAAGACCTAAAACTCATCCAAAATTTAAACAATTAAAATAAATTTAAAAGGTGGCAAACTAAACAATGGCAAAATCCAAACTTACTGAAACAAAGAAAATCACACATAAATTAGCAACTGAAGGCGAATTAACAATTGATGAAGGTATTGCAGTAGTCAACATTCCAGATGAAGGTGTTAAGAATTTAATTGAGTTATTGAAAAATTTCTCAGGAAAATATGTTAAGTTTTCTTTTACTGAAGAAGAAGTTGAAGATGTAATGGATGAGGATAATGAAAATGAATCAGAAGATAATGAGTAATTATTGATATTTAATAACTACTACTTATTTATATCAATTATAGAGTAACGAGTGTTATTAGCAGAAGGGAATGGTTAAATTGCAAGAAATTGATAGAGGATAATTATTCATTAAACTATGTCTATGAAGACACTAGATTTAATATTATTCATAATTTATAAAATTCATCTAGAGAGTAATAATGTGCACAATTGTCATTATCACAGAAAAAACATGATAAGCAGAGTTTTTGCTAGGCGAAATTCTAATATTAATTATTCACTATAAATTAATATTATCAGGACGCTAAAGATTTTTATATGTTTATAATTAGATTAGTAAATTTTATGAAGTAATTGTAGAAGTGCAATTCCTTTATAATCTTATATTTTGGCTTTACGCCACCTGATTTAAGATTTAATCTTAAATATTATTTTACTATGGCGATATAACTCAAATGGATTAGAGCATCAGGTTTCTACCCTGAGTGTGAGGGTTTGAGTCCTACTATCGCTTCCATATTGCAGAGTAGAGAAGTAGTTATCTCGTCAGCCTCATAAGCTGAAAATCGTGGGTGCAAATCCCACCTCTTGCAACCAAATACAAATTGAAAGAAGGAAAATTAAATGTCAAATTCACAAAACGCCAATTCAACAATTTCACTAAAAGAGTCATTCAGAGTCCTTTCTTATATTGATAAAACTATTTCATCTCTTACTTCATATCTTTCTAATAAAAATAACTCTATTTCTGTTTTGGAACAACATTGGAAAGAGAAGTCAAATCCAGAAGCAAAAAATGAAGAGCTTGATACAACTACTATTAAAGAATATCCTGATGCTTCTACAATTAATATTATCAATCTCATTCAAGACTTGATTGCAGAAAAGACAAAATTAGAAATTTCAGTAGAAATAGCAAAAAGAGAAATCGTAATTGAAACTAAAGATAATAACAATCTTAGTTTAGATTCTGCTATATCAAATGCAAAACAATCTAGAAATTTAGCTAATGTATTAAATAGTCTTATCAATATAAAAACAGACGAGAAAAAGACGGTTGCTCAAGGATTTAAATTTAATATTAATGGTGAAGAAGTACCATATAGGTATGATGTGATAATTACCAAAACAATTAATTTTGATAGGAGTATTGTTAGTGATAATTATAAAGCATTATTAGAAAGAACTGATAAGCTCAGTATTTCTATAGAAAAATCTATGATGGATGAAATTGTTGAATATGAATTTCCTTATAGTATTCATGATTCAACTGCGGATATTGTTAGTAAGTATTTATCATCTTTAGAAAGTTAATATAAGAATCTTAACTATGACAATAATAAGTAGAGATGCCTAACCACATCTCTACTTATTAAAACAACTAGCCAAAAGCAAAGCAAGATATAGACTATTTTATACACATCTGAAATTAGATATTAAATCTTATTTCAAAAACAAAACTCAAATAATGCATAATTATGTAGATTTACTTTACATAACTGGAAACATTAATTATAAACAAACAGGTTTTACTTTAATAGTAAAAACATGAAGAATCGCTAATCGTTTTCATTAAACATAAAATCACTATTCGCAAATACGGTATGACGCTAGATCATTATTATAACAATACGACAATCGCTTTCGCTAATCACGCTCTTTCTTTGACAAATATTTAGAAGAAATTCTAAAACTGATTTAAATATAAAAATTGGTTAATATCTAATTAGAGGTATTGAAAATAAATAGTATGGACATAAATAAAAACAATATAATTAGTCATAAAATAGTCTTATTTTGCAATGTTTTTTGGTTAGTGTATATAATTTCTACTAAATAGGTTTGATAGTTCAACCTAAATAAAAACTATCATATAATAATAAGTTAAAAACTGCATTTTAGAGGATTAACAGAGTCATAATTTGTTTTGACGCAATAATATCACTTATGATTTTAATGTGATTACAGGTGTGTTTATGTGGCTCTGAGATGATTTTGTTTAGTTAGTTTATTCTCTTACTCTCTTATTAAGGAGATGAATTTATAATGGAAATGGAAAAATTTAATAATGAAGAACAATTATATTGTCCCAATTGCGGAAAACAAAGGTATTGGATTAAATACTTTGTTAATAAGACAATAATGTTCTGTCAAGATTGTCAATATCATGAGGAAATAAAATAAATATAATTTGAGAAATAATAGAACTATGAGAATAGGAGGAAATTAATGCTAAAAATAAATCAAGTGTATGATTCTGATTGCATTGGTGACAATGGTATGTGTTTGATTGATGATAAAAGTATTGATATGATTCTCTGCGACTTACCTTATGGAACTACTGCTTGTAAGTGGGACTCTATTATACCTTTCGATAAACTTTGGGAACAATACGAGAGAATTATCAAAGATGATGGTGCAATTATATTAACAGCAAGTCAACCTTTTACAACAGCACTTATATCATCTAATTATCAGTTGTTCAAATATTGTTGGGTATGGGAAAAGAGTAGGCCAGGAGATATATTTAATGCTAAGAACAAACCATTAAAATCTCATGAGGATATTTGTATATTTAGTAAAGGAACTACTGCGAATGGAAGCAAAAGAAAGATGAAATATTTTCCTCAAGGAGTTGGCGAAGGAGGAATAGTTACAAATAATCCAGATGAAAAAGAATATGCATTTAAAGGTAAAAGGCCATCACATAAAGAAAAACATGTAACACAAGGCAGTAATTATCCTAGAAGTGTTGTAAAGATATCAAATCCAAATAAAGATTCTATTCATCCTACCCAGAAACCTGTAGCATTGTTTGAATATCTAATTAATACATACACCAATGAAAATGATTTAGTTCTGGATAACTGCATGGGTAGTTTTACTACTGCTGTAGCATGTGAAAATACGGGTAGGAATTACATAGGGTTTGAAAATGACGATAAGTATTATGAGTTGGGTATGAAGAGGTTAGAGGAATTGATGGTTAGTAAACAATTACAATAAGCAATAAATAATTATATTGCATAATAAGATGAATAAATATGGTTAAAGGAGTGTGTTAATATGCATGAAGAAAATATGAAATATATTTATAACGTAGATCAAGCAAATTACTATATTTCTGAAGGTTGTAGAGTTCTAGGTACTGGTAGACACCATCAAACAAAGAATGTATTTTTTATGTTTAATCATAATGATACACAAATCGCTTATGAAAAATGGTGTAAAAAATGTCAAGAATATAAATTGCAAAAGATTTGTAAATAAATATTACAATAATTAAATAAGAATTCAAGCAAACACTTGGTTAAGTTAAACTAAGTGTTTATTTTTGTTGTACCAATATAAGATTAAGGATGGTAAGAATATATGAAATATGTAAGTGACTTAATAAAATTTAAAGACATAGAGCAATGGGTAGAGGGCTATATCATTGCTATAAATGCTCATACAGGTTCAGGGAAAAGTTATTTTATCAAGAAAATATTAAAAGATTATTGCATTGCAAATAAGAAAACTATACTTCTATTAACAAATAGAGATATTCTTAAAGATCAATTTATTCATGAGTTAATTGAAGATGATAAAGAAGGAATAATTACTGTAAAAAATTATCAGAGTATAGAAACAAAAATAATATATAATGTTACTATTGATGATTATGATTTTATAGTTTGTGATGAGTATCATTATTTGTTTAGTGATACCTTTAATTTTTGTACGGACATATCTTTAGATTACATTTTAGGTCAATCCTCTAGCATTAAAATATTACTTAGTGCTACGTCAATAGTGCCTATTAAATATCTTGAAGAAGTAAAACATCTTGATTTAATAAAATATGAAATAGAACCAGATTATAGTTATATAGAAAAATTATACTTTTATGAAGACGATAATGTGATTCTAAAGCTATTAAATGAATTACCAGAAAATGAAAAAGCAATATATTTTACAAAAGCAAAAACATCTTACGATTTTAGTAAACAAATTGAAAATAGTGCTTTTATTTGTAGCAAACACAATAGTACATATAGAAAATACATAAATGAAGAAGAAAAACAAAATATTATCGAGAAAGAAAGTTTTGATTCTAAGATACTATTTACTACAATTGCTTTGGACAATGGGGTTAATATTAAGGATATACAATTAAAGCATGTAATAATTGATACTTTTGACTTAGATACTATTCAGCAATGCCTTGGTAGAAAAAGAATAGTAGAATCTGATGAGAAAGTAATTGTGTATATCAAGAATTGGAACAACAAAAAGTTAAATGGTAAGAAAACTAGTTTGAAAAATATTATAAAATATGCAGAATTATTAAAGAATGGAACTTCCTCGGAAGACTTGATTAAAGAATACAAGCATAAAAACACATTTGGTAATTTAATCTATGATATTATTGAATATGATAAGATTATTAAGCATGTAAGCGAGACTATGTATTTTAAATTTAAATATGATATTGAACAAATAGAGGCATATATGATTTCTGAGTATATGAATTATGTGTCTAAAAGATTTAATCAAGATGAATATTTTGATTTAGAGCAAGAGGTTGATGCTATGACATTGGAAGATAAACTTGATAAATTAGTAGGAATTAAAATGTTTAAGGAAGAACAGAAGAAATTTATTGAGTTTCTAACTGAAGAATTGTTCGATACTCCTAAATCAAATCATGGTAGTTTAGGAATCAACTCTATTAAAGGATTTTTTCAGGACAATAATTTATTATATGATATTGATAGCAAAAAAGAAAATAGTAAGAAATCTGAAAATAGAGGTAAACATTATTGGATAATAAGTAAAAAAGTTTATGAAATTTAAATATTAATTTTGACACCAAATTTACTATTTACTATTATATAGGATTTGGTAATTTTGGTGTCATGTGACAAGTCAAGGGAACGAGGGTTGCGGTCAAAGCGTTGACCTTGCTAAACTTTCGCTATCGCTTCAAGTTTAGGATTTATTATTCAAATAAATAAAATAAAAGGTGGTATCATTTCTTATTGGATAAAACATTATTAGAAATATGCTATAAAAAGTATAACAAAGAAACAAATTTGAGTTGGTCTGAGATAGCTAAATTGTATTACAAGGGTAGTAATGGTGAAATTGGTAGCGGAGAAGGTCTTAGAAGTAAATTTAAGAAATATCGCAAAGCAAATGGAACATTAAAAACAAAAGATATTATTAATGGTATTATAAACAAAGAAAAGAATAATGTTATTATTGGTAATGGTGATTGTGATAAGAAAGAATGGGATAATCCATTTACTAGAGGATTAGAGGAAGAAAAGGAAATTAACAATAATAATCTTTCTGATATTGAAATTAAAGAGATTAATCTCAAAAAAGAAAGAGTAAAACTTCAAGATTTAAGGACTTCTATCAATAAAGACATAAGGACATTGGCAAGAAAAGAATCTTTAAATGACTTAATTAAAGAGTCAATTAAAGATTTAAAACCATTGATATTTATTGAACCAAAGCATACATACAGTGAGGAAAATGAGATGGTATGCCAGATTTCAGATAGTCATTTTGGTTTAACTGTTGACAATGAATTTGAGAAATATAATGAAGATGTTTTTCTTAAAAGATTAGCAAATTACACATTGCAGATTATAGATATTAAGAAGAAAGAAAAGATTAATAAGTGCCATTTGTGCTTCTCTGGGGACGTTTTAAGTGGCCTAATCCATGAAGTAATCGTTAGGAATAATCAATATGGTATTGTTGAGCAAACTAAAAGATTTTCTGAATATACATCTAAATTTATTGAGAAATTAAGTAATCATTTTGAAGAAATTATTGTGCATTTTGTAACGGGTAATCATAGTCGCAACAATGAGTTTAAGGATAAAGCAGAAAATAAAGATAGATATGAGAATTTTGTATTAGAATTTATGGAATTAAGAACTGCTAATTTAAAGAATGTTAAGTTTGAGAAGTCTATATTAGATAATACAATTGCAGAATTTTATGTTAAAGGTTTTTATTGTTGCTTGAGTCATGGCGATAATGATGTGCCAAAATCTGCTCCTAGTAGATTTTTATCATTATTGGATAAGAAACCTGCATTTATCTTTTTAGGTCATAGACATAGATTTGAGGTAATTACTGTAGATAAATGCAAAGTTATTACAGGTGGAGTTTTTGTTAATTTTGATGAATACAGCACAAATCATCGTTATGTTGGTGAAGCAAGTCAAACTGTGACAATCATTGGTGATAAGGGGTTTATTTGTGCTTATGATTGTGTGATTTAGTAAATAAATAAAAAGGTGGTATAAGTATGAAGGAATTTATCCTTATATTTAAACCAAAAGTAGCAAGAGGTTTGTTGAGACTAAATAATCCAATTGTAGATATTAAAGCAGATAAAGAAAATAGTGATAGGACAATATTTGTATTTAGAAATACAGAAAAGTTAAGAGATGATATGACTACTGTTGAAAAATAGTAGTCATTTTATTTTATAAAAAGTTCAATAAAAGAAGGAGATGTTTTGTTGTGGTAAGAAAAACAGAAGTTAAGGAAAAGATTAGAGGTATTTACAAAATAAAAAAATATAACTAATAACAAAGTTTATATTGGAAGTAGTGTAAATATACACAAAAGATGGGAAGAGCATAAAACAAAGTTAAGAAACAATAAACATCATAGTTATAAACTTCAAAGAGCATGGAATAAATATGGTCAAGATAATTTTATATTTGAAACAATTGATATATTTAATGGTGAAATAAAAGAGTTGCGAGAATTAGAGCAAGATTACTTAGATTTATTTAAATCATATGATTTCAAATATGGGTATAATGTCAGTGAAAGTTCAATAACTCCTAATCCTCAACCTCCAACCGAATACAAAGACATTGTGGATGGAAAATTCTTAATATCAAAAGAAGAGTTTGATGAAGTGATATATTATTTATGTAATACAAAAATACCCATACCTAAAATATCGGAAATAACAGGAGTTCAATATAGAACTATATATCAGATTTATTTTAAAGAGAATTATACAAATGTTGTTAAGGATATGAAATTTTTACAAAGAACAAATTCAGGAGAGGAACAGTGGAAAAGTATTTTAACAGAAGTAAATGTATTAGAGATTATATCTATGCTCTTAGATAAAAAGTTTATGATAGATATTGCTAGAAAATATAGTGTTAATACATCTACTATTTGGGACATCTATAATTATAAAACTTGGAACAGTTTAACCAAAAATATAATATTCCCAGAATACTTAAAGGCATCAGGTAGATATTTTAAACCAATCGAGCAGTATGACTTAGAAAATAATTACATATCAACATTTGAATCCGCAAGAGAAGCAGAAAGAGTTACTGGTATTGGATATAAAATGATTTCTAGAGTATGTAAAGGGGAAAGACTTTATACTCATGGATTCATTTGGAAATTTGTTTCTTAAAGGATATTTGGCAATCCATCACAAATGATAAAATAATGAGTAAAGGTAATAATTTAAATCTTTATAAATCAAAAGAAACGTTAGACAGGATGTTTATAGAACTTGGGAAAATGACGACAGATAGATTATTGTCACTTAAAAAATGGAAAGGTGAAGATAATCCTCAATATGACAGTCAAAGATTCGGTAATCTAAATCCTAATTATAAAGGTGGAATTAGTGCCTTATCACAAGAATTAAGAAGAAATATCAAACAATGGAAATTAGATAGTATGGAAAATGCTAATTACAAATGTTTTCTATCTGGCGGTAGATTTGATGATATTCATCACTTATATAGTTTTGAAAGTATTGTTAAAGACACATTAAATGAAACTAATTTACCTATATATGAGAATATTTCTTTGTATACTCAAGAAGAGTTACAGCAACTAATTGATAAATGTTTAGAAATACATTATCGCTATCCTCTGGGAATATGTATGCAAAAGAAATACCACATACAATTCCATGTTGAGTTTGGGTATGGAAATAACACACCTGTACAATTTTATCAATTTATTGAAAATTATTATGATGGAAAATATAAAGATTTAGAAGAAGTTAGTTAACTGCTGACTTCTTTTTTGATTTAATCAAAAGAGGTGATACCTATTCCTAGAGTTGGAAAAACAGTGAAAGAACCAGTAATAAAATCAAAAGATGAAGAAAGTAAAATAAAATGTCCTATGTGTACAGATGAACCAAAAGCACGATCAAACTTCTACAAAAGTTTATCTCCTTTATATTTAGGGATAAATATTGATTATCCTAATGAGTCTAGGATGGTTTTCTGTAAGGAGTGCATATGCAATACATTTGATACTTATTACAATATTTTAAAAGACATTAAGAAATCAATTCTTATAACTTGTATGAAGTTTGATATTCCATTTAATGAAGGTGATTTTGATGGTGCAATGAAGCAATGTGTCAATAAACCAACAGCGCATCCTTTAAAAATTTATATGACAAAACTTAATTCATTGGGTAATTTTAATAATGCATTGACTGGTTTTGACCCTAAATTCTTGTTTGATAAAGAAACTGGAAAAGATCTTATTACTAATTCATTTGAGATCGAAGCAAAAGATTTAGATTTTAATATACAATTAACTGAGAAGGATTTACAAGTTAAAGATGATGTAATTAGACTTATTGGGTATGATCCATTTGCTGGATATTCAAATTTTGATCAAAAATTCTTATATAATGAATTAATTACTTATCTTGATGAAGATTTATTAGATGATGCTTTCAAACTTTCTCAAATTTTACAATTGGTTAACAATAACAATCAAATAAGAAAAATAGACTTAGTAATTGCCACTTTAAGCAATGATACTAAAACATTAATATCAAATCAAGGAGAAATTAAATCTTTATCTTCAACTAAAAGTCAAATAGTAGGAAGTACAGATAAAATTGCGAAAGAAAATTCAATATCTGTAAAAAATAGAGGGGATAAAAAAGCTGGAAAATCTACTTTAACATATATGATGAAAAATTATAGAGAAATTGGATTTGAAGATGCAGAAGTTGATTATTATGATCAATTGAAGGGTGTAGGAATGAAACATGCTGCTGATATTTCAAATAGTAGCATATTAGAACAACTTAGATTTGATGAAAATGATTTAGATAATATGATTAAAGAACAAAGAACGTTAATTCAAAGTTTACAAAGTGAACTTGATGAGTCATTAGAAGAAAATAGAAAATTAAGGATTAAAATAAAATCAGAAGATAATTAAGGTGGTGAATATTTTAAATGGCAAATCTTAACCGTGATAAAAAATTACTAACAACAAGGAAAATAGAAATGTATGATGCAAACTCTAAGATTATAAAGTTTTGGAGACGTAATCCAATTATCGCGGCTGAAGATTTGTTCGGTTAGTATAAGATTATTGGATTTTCAAAAATGGGTTCTTCAAATGAGTTGGAATACTCCTTATGTGCTATGGTGTGAAAGTCGAAACGCAGGTAAAAGTTTTGAAGCAGCAGTATTAATGGGGTTAAAATCAATATTATATGAAGATCAAGATATTTACATAGTAAGTAATGTCGGAAGTCAAGCACAAGAATGTTTTACCAAGATTGAAGATATTGCTTTAGATAGAATTAATTCAATTAAATCATTAAAAGATATATTTAGAAATGAAATTGTACAAAGTCCTTCTTGTAAGACTGGATTTTCACACAATCCTGTATCGTTTCATGTATCAACATACAATAATAGTGAAATATTTACACTTAATGGAAATCCTGACAATAACAGGAGCAAGAGAGCCTCGCTAGTATTTTTTGATGAGGCTGGGTATTCTGGTGAAGAATTATTGGAAGCAATGGCAGCATTTGCAACACAAGATAGTGATTTTGCTACTTCTGTACAAAAAGATTTTGATGTTAAAGCATCAAGAAGAAATGTACCTACACAATTAATTTATGCTTCTTCAGCTTCATCAGTTGATACTACATTCTTTAGAAAATATAAGGACTTTGCAATGAAAATGATGATGGGAAATAGAAATTATTTTTGTTGTGATATTCCTTGCAATATTCCCATTAATCCAATGATGGATGGAATAGAACATCCTCCACTTTTACAAAAATCTAAAGTAGAAACAGCAATGACATCTAATAGAGACAAAGCATTGAGAGAATATTACAACAAATTTGATTCGGATGGTGGAGAAACACAAATATATAAACGTGCTATGATAACAAGAAATAGCACATTCTCTTTACCTAAATTTTCAAATGAAACTGGAAAAGAAAAATTCGCGATTGCTTTTGACCCTGCAAGAGCAGGAGATGGAAGTATTGTTTCTGTAATGCAAATTTTAAAAGATGATAATATTGGTTACTATGGAAAAATTATAAATTGTACAAATATGATTGATTTAGCTAGTAAAAGAAAGATTAAAATGAAAACCCCTGACCAAATCAAATTCTTAAAGCAAACAATATTAGACTATAACGGTAATAATAATCCTGATTATGAAAATATTGAAGCATTTTTGATCGATGCTGGAGCAGGAGGAGCTGGAGTTTCAGCTTATGCAGATAATTTATTAGATGATTGGTTTGATGATAAAGGAATAAAACATAAAGGATTTATTGATAAAGTTTCTGATATTTATGAAACTGAAATTTATAATTATCCTAATGCATGGGATAAGTTAGCATTAATATCTCCTAATAAATACAGAAATAAAATGTGCGAAGAATTGCAGGAGTTATTACAATTAGATTTAATTAAATTTCCATATGAGTATTCTGGTAAAGGATTTGTAACATTGGCTTCTGATGATGGAAGTGAAAGAAATTTAAAGAATTATAATCTTTCATTTGAAGAAGAATTATCACTAATTAATATTGACATCATGAAAACTGAAACAATTAATATCCATAGAGTATCTAATGCTGAAAAAACAAGTGTAAGATATATATTGCCAAAAGATAAAGAAAGAATTATGTATGATGATAAATTTTATACATTATTGCTTTTAGCTCATTATTTATATGAAAAAAGAAGAGGGGATATAATTAACACAGATGATTCAGACCATGCTTTTGTATTCTCATACTCATAATATAACAAATAAATATAAATAACATAATCACTTAAAGAAAGGAGGCATCTCCAATTTGACAAAAAAAACAACGCTAACAGAAACTATCACCACCCCCCAATCAAATTCTCAAAACTCCAACCAATTCTCAAATGAAGTTGAAACAAACTCATTATCTTACAATTCCTATTCCATATCAACAGGAAGACTAGATACAGATAATATCCCCATGAGTGATTTAAAACAATATGTCAAATATCCAATGATATATAATGAAATATTGAGAACTATATCAAGGCAATCGTATAGTTTAAATGGAATCTATGGTCAAAGTATTGACAAAATGGTAGCTCTTCCTACATTATCTTACATAACTACATTGAGAAATAAAACTCCACAAATTAAAGATAAAAAAAATAAATTTAATACAATACTTAAACTATTAAATATTGATAGAACTACTAGAGATATTTTAAGACATCTATTTATCGACGGGCAATATATCGGGATCTTGAGGGATTCTACGGCAAGTAATAAAAATTTAGATACTGGTTCAATGATAGTAGAATCCATTGATAGATTAGAAGGATTATCATTAGATGATAACTTTATGATTCAACCATTAGATTTAGATTACTGTAAAATAATTGGTTTTCAAAATAATGTTGGTATTGCTGCATTTGATATGATGTATTTTGATCAGTTTAAATATGGTGGATTACTTAATGAGATTAAGAATTATCCACGTAATTTTGTAAAAGCGTATATGGATTATAAGAAAGACGCTAGTAAAAGATGGTTTATTCTAGATTATAGAAAAACTATTGCATTAAAAGCAAAAGCAAATGAAATTGATGCTTACGGAATTCCGTTTGGTATTTCTGCTTTTACAGATATGAAATCAAGTCAAGATTATGATGATAGTCAATATCAGTTAATAAGTGAATTAGCAAGTAGTATCTACTATATAATTCTTCCAGAGGGTGAAAAAAAGGGGTCTTCTAGTCTTAATTCGACACAACAAAAAGAAGTTATTGAAGCTTTTAAAGGTGCAGTTAAAGTAAATACAAGTGGAAATGTGGCGAAAATCTCAACTCTCAGTTTGGCTCCAGGAACAAAAATTGATAGATTAACTAAAGACTCTTCATTAATCAAAGATACATTGAGTGACGAGAACATGAAGAAAATTGCAACCGGTTTAGGTATTGCTAGTTCTGCCTTAAATGCTGAAAGTAATAGTGCTAATTTAGGAAGTTTACAAATTAATTTAGATTTAATATCTGCACAAGTTTTTCAATATGTTAATGAAATAGCAAGAGAAGAAACTAGGGTTATTAATGAGCATTTAGACATTTTGCCTAATAGTTACATAGATATAAAATTCCTTCCAATTACTTGGTTGAATAAAAAAGATGTTTATGACAAAGCAAAAGATTTGTATTTAACAGCAGGGGGAAGTAGAATGTTTTATATTGCTGCTGCAGGATTTAATCCAGAAGACTATCTTAGTATTTGTGATGAAGAAATTGAAGCAGGATTTGACGAAAAATATCCACCTCATATCACAAGTTATACGGCTACAGATAGTGCCGATACAGCAAACGAAGATGGTAATTTAGGTGGAAGGCCACAAAAGGATACTTCAGAATTAAAGGAATCAGGATTGATAACGAAAAATTTGAAGAGCAATGAGCAAAAAGTTAAGAACAATAAATAATAGATATTTTTATAAAAGATAGGTTGGAAGTCATGAGCCAACTGACAAGACTAGTTCCTTTCACTAGTCTTCTTTTATTTTGTTTAAATTTAAGTCAGAAAGGTGTGGAATAAATTTCATTAGAAAGGAATGATAAAAAATTAGCAAAAAGAAAACACATGAGGAATTTTGTGAGGAATTAAAGAATATAAATCCTAAAATTAAAGTTATCGGCGAATATATAACAGCAAGAGACATAATTAAAGTAAGATGCTTAAATTGTACTGGGGAATGGGAACCAATGGCTTTTAGTCTATTGACAGATAGAGGATGTCCATATTGTTGTTCTTCACCTAAAAAAATATTAATTGGTTTTAATGATATGTGGACAACAAATCCTGAGTTAGCTAAACTACTTGCAAATCCAGAAGATGGATATAAATATACGCAATATAGTCATAAAAAAGTAGATTGGAAATGTTTAGATTGTGAAAATATTATTAAAAATAAAAATATAAATGATATATCTACAGGTATGTTGTCCTGTTCTAAATGTGGAGACGGAATAAGTTACCCAAACAAAATAGGATTTAATATATTAGAGCAACTACAAGCAAAATTCAAACCTGAATATAGTCCAGATTGGATTAAACCTAAAAGATATGATTTTTATTTTGAATTTAATAATCAAGAATATATTCTTGAAATGGATGGGAAATTAGGTCATGGTAATAACAATCCATTAAACGGACAAATCTCAGAAGAATCTAAAGAAATAGATGATTACAAAGAGAAGTTAGCAAAAGAACATAATATAAAAGTAATTAGGATAGATTGCTTAAAAAGCAATTTAGAATATATAAAAAGAAATATATTAAATAGTAAATTAGCAACAATTTTTGATTTATCTAACATAAATTGGTTAAAGTGCCATGAATATGCTTGTAGTAGTCTAGTTAAGAAAGTATGTAGCTTATGGAGTGATAATAAAAATATTAATGATATTGTAAATATTGTTAATTTACATCGTGATACAGTTAGAAAATATTTAAAACAAGGTGCTGAATTAGGTTGGTGTGATTATAATGCAAATAATGAATATATAAAAATATTAAAAAGAGTTTTATGCATAGAAACTAATATAGTTTATAATTCAATTTTAGAAGCAACAAGAAATATTATTGATGGTTCAAATTGGAATATATCTAAATGTTGCAAAGGTAAGAGAGATACTTGTGGAATATTAGAAGATGGAACTCCATTACACTGGGAGCATGTCTAAATTATAATAGCTGAAAGGAGGTGAGGAAAACGAAAAATAGTGTAATTGAAATATCTAAAAAAATAGCAAAAGCAGGTAGAACACCAATTAAATTAATTTTGCATGAATTGCATAAAGATTCTGAAGACTATAATGGTAATGGAATTCACTGGACAAAAGAATATGCTGAAAACAATATTGAATCAGTCAAAGGAATGCCTCTTGTAGCACAATTCATGGATAGTGAAAATAAAATTCCTTTTGGAAGTCATGGCGACATGATTGTCGAAGAAAATAGAGTTATTTTTGAAGATAGCCTTGTTGTTGGATCTTTTGAAAGTGGGTACATAGCAGAAAATATTGAAGTAAACAGTAAAATAATTGATGCTGTAGTAGGAGTAGGTTATGTGTATGATCAGAGATTTCCAGAATTAGTAGATTATTTGCAAGAAGAATATGATAATGGAAATTCTGTAGAAGGTTCAATCGAAATTTGTGCAGATAAATCATTGGGAAATAAGAAAATAATTTATGATGGTGGATGGAAAGAAAAGTGCCGTAAACCTCAATTATATCAATACTCAGGGCACGCCCTTGTAATAGGAGAAGTCCCCGCCGATAAATCTGCTCTCATGCTCGAATTAAATACACTCAAGAAAAAAGAGGTGATAATATTGCCAGATAATTTAGATTATAAAGATAAAGCTATAATTGAAATAAATGCTATGAATTATAATGATATTTCTATGATTGTTGAAAGTAAATTTAATAGAAAACATAATACAGACGAATCAAATTATTCTTATTATTATGTTCATAAGTTTTATCCAACTATATCAACATTCATAATGAAATGTTGGGATAAAACAGGAGAATATTGTCAAATTACTTATACAGTTGAAAATGGTGAGGTAAAACTTGGTGAAACTATTAAAGTCGAGGAAGACTGGAAGCCTTTAAATGGCGAAGAATCTGTCGAAGTTAATACACCAGTTAAAAATATATTAAACAATCAAAAAATAAATCAATCGAAGGAGGAGAAAAATAAAATGGATGAGAAAATTGTATTGGAACTTAATCAAAAAATCGAAGATAAAATCAATGAAATAAATACATTGAATAAATCTTTGGAACAAAAGAATGTAGAAATTAACACATTAAACCAATCCTTAGATGAGAAAGCAGTAGAAATCAATACTTTAATTGAAAAAACTCAAGAACTTGATAGTAAAATAATTGAGGTGAGTAATACAATTGTAGAAGTTAATAAATTACTTGAATCTGAAAAAGCAGAAAAAGAATCTCTTGCAGTCGAGGTAAATTCTTTTAGAGAAGCAAAAATTAAAACAGAATCAGAAGCAAAAATTGCAGAAGTTAATTCTTATTTTGAAACAGAAATTACAAAGAATGGTTTTGAAGAGTCAGAAGTAAATTCGCTTAAATCATTTGTAGAATCTGTTGATCTGGAAGGATTGAAGAAAGCAGAAGCAGAATTGTGTGCTAAGAAATTCAAGGAAATGATTGCTTCAAATGATGAGAATGTTGAAACCAACTCTAAAAATAATGCAATGTTTATTTCTATTAAAGAAAAAGAAATGAAAAAGGTTCCTGGTAGTATCCCATCTTTCTTTAACTAAGTTTTAGAGAGTAAAGATAATATATAATTAATGTTAATAATGGTTAATTAACAACAAAAATAAAAAGAAATGAGGTAATTAATAATGAGTTTATTTAAATTCCATGATTCAAATTTTCTTAATGTTTCTAACAAACCTAATGTGAAAGCAATTGCGGATACATACAATGGTTATCAATTCAATGTCACGTCTGATGTTCAGGTATTAGTTCCAGATTTGGCTACAGCAAAATTGGGTGATATTTATGTGATGTTAAATATCATTGACAAACCAGAAATCATCAATACAGATTCTTATAAAGTTGTTGCAAATGAGTATATTCGTGCATTTAGAGTTAAGGATTGTGTAGGATTGCAATTTGATATGAGTGCTGATTTACTTACTGATGCTTTTGCTGATGTTGCAGTTGGAAATTTTGTCATTGGACGTTCTGTGGCAGATACTACAAATACTCAGAAATGGACTAAAACAGCAGATCCTTCTACGTATGAAATTTATCTTAAAGTAATCAAGAAAACTACTTTTGGTGCATTTACAATTGATGCAGGTGGTGGAACTGTTGCTGGTGGTTATGTTGTAGAGGTAATGGCAAACGATAATCTGTAAGTTATGAGTTTATAGATTATATCTGTGTTTATAACAATATATAATATTTTCGGATTAATGTCAAATAATAAAATAAAAAGAAAAGAGGTAATTGATAATGAGTTTTGGAATAGATTTTACAAAATTACAAGAGAATGCAGAACAAGTTGAGATTAATAAGATTGTAAAGAATAAATTGGCAACTACTCGTCCGAACGAAGAAGTAGAGATTTTTACTAATATCGTTTATGGTAAAGATGTATCTAAATATGGTAAAAAAGTTGACACAGTAATGGATAAGATTAAGATGATTGCTACTGCTGCCAATGATGGTAATACTCAAGCTAAAGCTGAGTTAAATGCTATTCGTACTATTACTATTCAACAACCTTTGGAAAAGAGATTAGCTATTAATAGTGCTATGGGCCAAGTTACACGTGTCAAAGAAAATGAGGAATTGAGATATTCTGTAGTTCAATTACAAGGGGATAAATCAAGAGTTCAAGCTTCGTCTGGTTCTTTTGTGTTCCCTACCGTTAAGAAAAGAACTGGTACTATGACAGTTCAAAATGCAACAGGTGGTTTGATTATTGATCCTAAAGAATTAATGTATGGTGATACAGACACCATGGCCTACGCCAATGAACAAGTATTAACTGACATTATTAACCAAATGGTTCTTTCCCATATCAATGCTTTGAGAAGTGCAATTACTTCTGCTACTACATTAAAGAACTACGCAGAAGGAATTACAAAGACCAATGTTGAGGATGTAAGAAAGAAAGCAAGACGCTTTGGTACTTCGGTAACAATTCTAGGTGATTATAGTGCGGTTAACAAATTGAATGATCTTGCTAATTTTAGTGTTGTTTCTGCTGGTACAGAATTTAGGTTCCCTGAATTTGTAATGGAAGAAATAATGAAAACTGGTCTTGTTAAAGTATATAAAGGAAGCATTGTTGTAGAAATACCTAATGCTTATAATATGATTGACCTTAATACTGCTGGTGATTTTTATGCTCCTCAATTACCCACAACTGATTTGTGGTTTTTGCCACAAGGTCAACAATCTGCACTTCAGATCGGTATTCAAGGTCAACTTTCCACTATGACTGCCACTGATATCAATTTACGAGCAGAAGTGACAAGATTCGACATTAGTTACGGAAACAAGGTTTTGATTGAACTAATTCCGGCAATGGGATATATATATGATGCTACTCTAGCTGAGTAATATTAAACAAATTTTATAGAAGATAGGTATTAATCTTGAGTCGACACTTGATTAATTACTGACAAGGGCGGTTTTCCTAATCCGTCCTTCTTTTATTTTATAAATAATTAGGTGGTGATTCGATAGGAGGAGTTAAATATGGCTAAAAAACTTACGTATGAATCTATTAAAAACTATATAAACAGTGAAGAAACAGGAAATGGTTGTAAAATATTAATTTCAGAAGAAGAATTTGAGTTAGAAAAAGTTATACAAAATAAAAACAACTCGACAGTAAAATTAAAAATTCAATGTGGGTGTAAAGATCATAATATATTTGAACCATGTTTTAATAAGTTTAAATCTGATTTCCAAAGACAATGTAAAGATTGTGGACACAAAAACATAGGTAACAAATTACGGAAACCTTATGAAAAGGTGAAATTTTTCATAGAAATAGAAAGCGAAAGTAACTGCAAGTTAAGAAGTAAAACATATAAAAACGCAAAAGATAATTTAGATATTGAATGTCAATGTGGGATGCCATTTCAAACTTCTTTTGACTGTTTTTCAAGTGGTAACAAAAGACAGTGCGACAATTGTACTACAAAAATGATGTCAGAACTATATAAAATACCATATTGTGATATAAAAATATATATCGAAGGCGAAAATGGTAACGGGTGTAAATTATTAACTAACGAAATTGAGTATATCAATACAAGTGAAAATATACTAATACAATGTTCGTGTGAAAATAAAAATAAATTTACAACTACATATGATAGTTTTAAAAATTAAAATAAAAAGCAATGTGATGAATGTACTAAAATTAGTAAAAGAGTAACATGTCTGCAAAAGTATGGCTTTGCACATCCTATGCAAAACAAAGAAATATATGCTAAAGTAATAGCAACACTAAACAAAAATGGTACTGCTCCCTGTAGTAGTCAACAAAGATATGTTCACAGCATACTAGGAGGACAATTAAACTATCCATATTATAATGCATCACTAGACATAGCATTTCCAAAAGAAATGATTTATTGTGAATGTGACTTTGGTGGACATTGGTTGTCTATTAAATTAGGTGGATTAACACAAGAAGAATTTGATAAAAAACAAAGAAATAGATGGTATTCTTTATTCCGTTCTCACTGGAGAGAAATTCGTATCATCTCAACCAAAGATTTAATCCCATCTGACTCAAAACTTTTAGAAATCCTATCCTACGCACGTACATACCTAAATCAAAATCACCATTATATAAAATTTGATATAGACAATTCAAAAATAATTAATTCTCAAGGCGAATTTGACTATGATTTTGGTGAATTAAGAAAAATCAAACCAATAGATATTGAATTTCAAGAAGTAATCTAAAACACAACTAAAAATAAAGGGTAATAAATGGAGGGTAAAATAATTATGGCAATTGATATGAACAGCCGTTCAAAGGTTAGAAATCTATGTGACTGGAATGTTTCATGGGAAAGATTTTCCATGGAAGGTGATGAATTTATTAAAGCAAATCAAACTGTATATATTCCAAATATGGAAATAGAAACACAAGTACAAAATAATAATCTATTCTTTTCCGGTACAGACACACTTGGATCACACAGTCGGGTTTATATTGAAAATCCAGAAATGAGAGAGCATCTTGGATTTGATAACAAAGAAGAAAAACGAGTTCAATTAATCCTAGACGACAATAAATGCAAAGAAATATTTGAATATAAAACTTTCAGCACATTCAAAAAACATGTAGCAGAAAACATAATTACAAATCAAGAAAAATCTAAAATAGTCAACTACGCTAAAAAGAATAAGATTAATAATTATGATCAAATTCAGTTTCTAATCGAATTCACTGGTCTATCATTTAAAACTGATGAAAATAAAGAATAAAATAAAGAATAACAAATCAATAGGTGGTGATAGATTTTGGGAACTTTACTCCAAAAAATATATGATAAATTTTTAATAAAAGTATCAGATGTTGATTTTACTTATAAACAAGATTTAGTTTTTGAATTTTTTGAAACTGCTGTGGGGTATAGTTACAAAACTACACCACATGATTTAGGTTATACTTTATATTCTGACAATGCAGTTTTAATAATCTATGGAATAGTAGAAAATAATGGAAATATTAGTCTTAATATTAATTCTGATACATATACAATTGCATTATTAAATACTGATACAAAATTACAGATTGCTACAAAAATAAAATCAGCAATAGATACTAATTATACAGTTAGACTAGATGATATTGAAAATCCTATGCTTACAATTACTAAAATTGACACAGATATAATTGCGTTAACATTTACTGATATAGATAACACAAATTTAAATTTAATTGTAAGTAAAACATATGATGGAATAATGCTTAATTACTTAGATATAGATGAGATTGAATTAATTTCATTAAATATGAAAAAAGCATATTTAGATTATTTATTAAAACCATTATCTCGATTAAAAAAGCAAATTGGAACTAAAGATTTTAATCGTTTAGAAAGTAAAGTAGAAGAATTAAAAGTTTATTCATTAATGTTAAGTAATTTAAAGGAAGAGATTAAAGATTTTAGACAAGAATTTAATTCTTATTCAAATTCTTAATTAAGTTGGTGGAAAATGAATAATAATATCAATAATATCAATAATAAGAAAATTCTTATTAAAACTCCAAATTGCGAAATGAGCTTAGAAGACTTATGTAAGAAAGAATATTTAAAAATAAACAATCTTATGCATATGATTGAGAAACAATTTGATATTTCTTTGCATGATTATCCTGAACTTAGAGGAGAAATCTTAAATATAAGCAATTTTATTAAGAGGATACCTTATTTACAGAGGGAGATTATGTAATTAAATAATATAAGTCATAATGATAAAAATCATAACAAATCAAGAAAAAGGAGGAAAGTAAAAAATGGGATATAGTGATTCTGAATTTAGTAGAATATCTCAAAGTGAAGAAGCAACTATAGATGGAGTAACTGCTGGAACAGTATTAGCTTCAAAAGCAATTGTTGCAGGGACAAATAAAAATGTTGATGTGTTGGCAATTGCAGATTTAAAATTGGGAGCAGGAGCAGGAACTTCTGTAACTGCTAATGCTACACAAATTAATTCTTTGATTAATTTTCCTGGAACCATGTCAACAGCAGTAATTGATTTTAATGCGACTGGTGAACCTGCAATGAAAGTAGTTATAAATGGTGTTGATTATCAAGAAGCAGATGTAGCTGTAGTAACAACTGGTGTTTGGACTAATGGTGCAAGTGCTGCAAACTCTGCTACAAGTTTGGTTGCTGCAATTAATGGTGACACAAGAGCAACAGTTCCTTTTACAGCATTTTTATCTGCTGATGGTGCAAGTGTAATTCTCGCATGGGATGCTATAGGTGTTGCAGGAAATGTAACTATTACTACTACAAGCGCAGCGAATTGTACTGTGGAAAATTCAGTTGGTGGAACTGCTTCTGGTATAAAACAAATGGTTGTTGTAGATCGCATTGTTACTGCACAAGATGTATTAGCATTTGAAACTAATATACCTTTGCCATTTGTGCCAACAAAAATATTAGTTAATTATTTTGATGCAGATGGAATTTTGCTTGGTACAATTACAGATAAGGCATCCATCCAAGCAAATCCAAATCGTGTTCGTGTACTA